CGATGTTCACCCCGACCGGCTCGAGCTTTTCATCGATGGCTACGGCTTAAAAAATCAGGTGTGGGGCCTGGATTATCAAGTGATTAGAGGCACGCCATTATCGCCGCCGGACCAGGGTTGTTGGGCTGAGTTGGATCGCGTGCTTACAATGACAAAATATCCGCATCCGAGCGGAAAATATCTCGGCGTTAATGGTGGCGATTTACGCAATAACGGCGGGCTATTCGATTGCGGCTACAAACCGGACAACGTTTTTGCTTTCACCAGGCCGCGGGCGGCACAAAGAATCTTTGCATCGCGCGGCGCCACAACGTTAAGCAAGCCATTGATCGGGCGGCGCGCAAAGCGCGAGGGAAATCCGCCGGCTAAAGTTTGGGAAATCGGCACAAACGAAGCCAAAGACATTATTTATCAGCGGCTGGAGATCGATAATCCGGACGCGAACGGTTTTTGTCATTTCCCTAAAATCGGCCAATTCTCGGAGCAATATTTTGCCATGCTTGTGGCTGAGGATTCGGAAATGAAACGAGGCGGGGACGGCAAATTTTACCGGGCATTTACTTGTATTGAAGGCGTGCGCAATGAAGCGTTGGATGGTCGCGTTGGGACAATGGCGATCGAGCGGATCGTCAAGCCGAATTACGGGAAGCTCGGGGAAACGCTGGCAATAAAAGGGGCGCCGGCCTTATCAGCGCCGGCGCCAGAACCCATCGTCAGATCAACGCCCGAAAATTCGCCTTTTACTCACAAAACGCAAGGCGGATTTGTGCGTAAACTTCGCCGGCCTGGCGCTGGATTTGTGCGCGGCTGGTAAAATTGACTTTTAGTAAATTGACTTCGAATGTTTGAGCGGAAACAGGACGCCATTCGACGCATAGATTGCCCGGCACTTTTGGGTTTTCCTTAAGGTGCCGGGTTTTTTTTCGGTTGAANTTNGGCAAATAAAATCGTAAGGAAAAGTCCGATCCCAAAATGGGAACGGCACAACTTCGNCAGGCNTACACCGAATTTTTCAAAACGGATGATGGGCGATCCTTCGCGCGTTTGTTCGGNAAATCGATGCCGGTCAATTATGGCTATCCCGGCTCTATTAAACGACACAATTTAGATCGATTTGCGCGGTTTTTGCGCGGTGAAGCGGGGCTTAATTTTTGCGATCCGGCCGATCTACCACGTGCCAGCATAATCGATCATCCAATCGATCACATCGAGCCGCGAGAAAATTTCTCTTCGTTAGACGGGATCACATCCGAAGAGATAAAATCGGCCGCCGCAATTTTTGAATCCTCAATGCGCTGGTGCATTGATGGCGTCGGTCTTGTTGCGATTGGATTACGAACTTCAATTGTCATTTCTATCATGCATCCGGACCTCGGCCGCGGATTGCACATCGACAAGGCCACCGCGCGAATTTTTTCGCGCGCAAATCCCGATTCCGCCGCTTTCGAATTGGCCGGGCGATTATTCGAGCCTGTTTTGGAATGGTTGCGCCAGGGGACGCATCGCGCTTCAGAGCGTGGGGAGCGGATTATGATTTTGTTTTATGTCTTGCGGCCGGATTTGATCGGGGAGAGCACGCTGGCAAGCCTGGGGAAGATTTCAAATAAGACCCGCCAAGCAAAAGACAAGCTGGCCAATTGTTTGCGCGACAACTTTTCCGGAATAAAAGCGCGCGCCATGCGCGGAGACATGACCAGGATTCGGTGCCGAAATTCCCAACTCGACCTATGCAATCTTTAGAGATAACCAATCGATTGAGTGAAGCCAGGCGCGAACTGGCGGAGATACAAATTCTCGAACAAAACTTGCGCAACAATCGAGACGCGATTCTCGTCCACGCCTGGCGACTTGGCCAAATCTTGAGCGAACTCAAAGAAGAAATCGGGCATGGGCGATGGCTTTTTTGGCTCGGCGGCAATTGGCCGGAACTCGGAGAGCGCAACGCTCGACGCTGTATTGCCTTTTTCAAAGAAAACGAGAAATCGGTGGAATCCAACCGATTTGGAGTGGAATCGATTCGAAAATTCATGTGGGGATATATCCCGGCAAAAGAACGATTGGAGTTGGAGGGTGACGTTGTCGATTCCCCGGCGCCGCATCATCGCACCTTTATCAATCAATTCACAAAATACGACCGCCAACTTCGCAGCGGACACGTTGAAAGTTTTTCGCTTTCAAAATTCAAACAAGCAATTGAGCCAATGCAGCGGCGGATCATCGATATTTGCGGTCCTGATTGGATTCGATCGCTTTTGTAAGTACTTGAAAAGACCGTTCTCAACCGTTCGATCATTGACATGGCCCAAGCGGCTAACATGGCCGCGCCGACGATTCCTAACAGCGAGCCAGGCACGATCGTTGCCGGCGATTCCGTAGCCTGGACCAAAACCATCACCAGCTACGCTGGNACCCTCAATTATTCGCTCCAAATGTTCGGGAGCACCGATTCGCCCATCCTTTTCGCGGGCGTCGGCGGCGGGCCGAATTACTCGGTTTCGCTTGCACCTGGTATNACAGCGAATTGGGCNCCCGGNCGTTACACCTGGACGTCGTATATTGATGATGGAACCAATCGGCACGCAATCGATACCGGCGAAATGGTGGTGCTCGCCAATCCGGCAATTGCGCAGGCCGGCACGCACGCTACGCGGACCTTGGCAATAATCGAAGCGGCGTTGGAAGGCCGACTCCCGCGGGGCCTGGAAACGTACGTGATTGACGGTCAATCAATCGCAAAGATCCCGATTGAGACTCTGACCAGGTTGCGCTCGTTCTATGCGGAGTATGTAAAAAATGAGTGGGCTCAAGATCGGATCAATCGCGGGCAAAGCAATCCGCGCAATTCTTTCGCTAGGTTTCGGCGGGTACGCTCGAGCGGTTCATTTTTCCGATGAAACTGTTTGGATACGAAATCGTAAAAGCGGCACCTCGAGCGATCCAGGTCAAAGCAACGCCGGCCTATCCATCCGCGGGCGTAACCCGGCTCAATGAGGATTTTCCGATTCTGCACATGAGCGCCGATGCGGCGACTCGCGGCAATTTGCGGGAATTGCGCGCCCGGTCGCAACAACTCGAACGCGAAAAAGGCGGGATCGCGGAGCGGTATTTTTCTTGTGTAGAAACCAATGTGATCGGGCCGGATGGGATCGGGCTCCAAATGAAAGTGAAAGATGTAACCGGCGAGCTCGATCGAGAGGGGAGCGAAGAAATTGAAGATGCCTGGGAAGAGTTTTGTTGCCGCGGCGAGTTTGACGTTACCGGCCAACACAGCGCGCGGGACTTCGATCGGCTGAGTGTCCGCGCGTCCGCGCGCGATGGTGATGCGTTGCAATTGATCTACCGCAATGCGCCTAACAAAGCCGGAATTGTTTTCCAGCTTTTGGAAGGCCAACACCTCGACGATTGGAACAATGTCTTTGGTCCGGAGAATAAAGGAAACCCAATCCGGATGGGTGTTGAGCAGGACAGATTTCGGCGGAAACTGGCTTTTTGGATTATCACAGAGCATCCGGGCGATTTCTATGCGTATCCAAACGACGCGCGCCGGGTCCGGATTCCGGCATACGGCACAGAGCCGGACGCGCCGGTGCACGCCATCCATGTCACCAAGCCAAAGCGCCCGGAGGAAACGCGCGCTGTGCCCTGGATCACGCCGGCAATGGACCCGATCAATATGCTTGCCGGCTATGAAGAGGCCGAGCTAGTGGCGGCGCGTGCGCAGGCGTGCAAACACGTTTTCTTTGAGCGGTCCGCATTCGCTCCCGATGGCACGCCGCTCGAGTACAACGACGCCGGGACCGGACAATTGACGGATGAAATGGAGCCTGGCGGAACTACAGAAACGCCGATTGGCTATCATGCGAACTTTTACAATCCGACGCATCCAAATCAGGCGTTTGCAGATTTTACAAAGGATTTCAGGCGCAAAATTTCGGCCGCGCTCAATTGTTCGTACAACACCCTGTTTACAGATTTAGAGGGAGTGAATTATTCGAGCATCCGGGCCGGGCTCTTAGACGAACGGGACCAATGGAAAATGACGCAAAATTGGTATATCGCCACCGCGAAACAACTTCAATTCGAGGCGTGGCTGGAAGTGCAATTGTTAAGAGGCGCTTTTGAAAGTTTCGCTATGACTGATTTCGACCGGATCGCGCGGGCTTGCATTTGGAAACCGCGGCGCTGGCCCTGGGTCGATCCTTTGCACGATATAGAGGCGGCAACCGCCAGTATTGAAGCGAAACTCTCAACGCGGACCCGGGTAATTGCCGATCAGTCCGGCAACGATTTTGAGGATACCATCGACGAGATCGCCGAAGAAGAGACTTACATTAAAGGAAAAGGATTGGATCCAGCCCTTGCAGAACAGCCGAGGATCGCTGACCCGGCGTTTTCCACATCGGCCGGCCAAGCCGATACATCGGCCAGTGATGGATCTTCGGACACGCCGGCCAAACCGCCGCATCATTCCGCAAAACAACCGCGGGACAAAGGCCGGTTTTCCAAATAATTGACATGGAGGGCGCTTGGGCAAGCATGGAAAGCGAAACGCTGGTAATTGATTCAGTCGAGCCGATCAAATCGATTGAAGTAAAAGACGGCCAGGCGATCGTGGGCGCCTATGCCATCCGGTTTTCGGGTCCGGACCAAAAGGATTTAGTCGGCGAATATTTCACTCCCAAAACTTATTTGGGCTCGCATCACGGCGACGGCGCGGACGTTCTTTTTAATCACGGCTTCGCGCCCACAAAAGCTTTTGACGAAATCTGTGGCCGAATTTTTACCGCGGCCAAGGCGACGTTGGACGAAATCGGCGTTTTCGTGCAGCACACGTTGGATCTCGCAGACGAATACGAAGCGGCAATTGCCAAACTCGTTGAAACCGGAAAATTGAAATGGTCCAGCGGTACCGCGTCGCACCTGGCAAAAAAAACCGCGAGTGGCGAAATTAAGCGGTGGCCGATTGCAGAATTTTCTTACACACCGACACCGGCCGAGCCGCGGTTGCCGGCAATCGCGCCATTGAAAAGCATGACCTTAACCAAAACCGAAACCGACGAACTGACTAAAGCTTTCAGCATAGAACCGGAACCGGAGCCGGCACCACCGGCGCCGGCGCCGGCGCCGACACCTCCACCGCGGCCGGTTGACAAAGATTTCGAATACGAAAAAATCATGGACCCGGAAATTCAAGAAAAAATCGATGCCGAGGTAAAAGCGCGCGTCGAGAAATTCCAAAAAGATCAGGAAACAATCCAGGCCGCAGTAAAGGCGCGGACTCTCGAGGTTCAAGAAATTTACGCTATCGCGGACAAATTCGGGCGCCGCGGCGAAGCCGCCCGGTTTGTGGAAGAAAACAAATCGTTAGCCGAATTTCAAAAGTTTATTTTGGACCGCCTAAATGCGCAGGGCATGAAGGCGCTTTCGCTGATTCCGGAGCCGGACACCAAAACAATGAGGCGCCGCGACTTCGATTCGCTGACGGTCGGCCAGCGTAATGCGTTCTTAAAATCAGGCGGAAACGTGACCGATTAACCTATGGCAAACACCTTAACCAATCTTATTCCGGACATATACGCGGCGCTCGATGTGGTTTCGCGCGAGCTTGTGGGCTTTATTCCATCGGTCGCCA